GCTAAATAAGTAGCCCTCAACCGAGGGCTTTTTTTTTTCTAATGGCTTTTACAGAAGATTTAAGTACATTTTTTGGAGATTTCTCTGAAAATGTATTTTATGACAATACTACTTATAAAGGAATTTTAGAGCAGCCTGACGAAATTATTGCTGATGGCGTTGTTTTGACTACTGATTATGAATTAACAGTTAAAACTGCTGATCTTGGAACTATTGCTTTTGATACTCAGATAGAAGTGAGTAACGTTAAATATAAAGTTAGAAATGTAAGAAAAATAGATGATGGAACTTTATGTAGAATTTCATTAACTAAGGTGTGATATGGCTACTAAGAGAGAACAGATTCTGGCAAAAATAAAAACAGAATTAGCTGGAACTACTGGTGTAGGTACGAGAATATATAGATCAAGGGCTGAAGCGTTTACAAGATCTGAAACACCGGCAATCATCATCGAGCCAATTAGTGATACGCCACAAAATACAGGTAGCGTTTATAACTCAATTACACATGAACTCAGAATCCGTATAACTGTTGTTGCTAGGGGTGCAATACCTGATAATGTTGCAGATCCAACTATTGAAAGTTTACATAATAAAGTTTTAACTGATCCTACTCTTGGGGGTTTATGCATTGACATAAGACCATCAACAACATCATTTGAGATTTTAGAAGCAGATCAACCAGCAGGGGTTATATCTTGTGAGTTTGATATTGAATATAGGACTTTATATAACAGTTTAACGACATAGCTATAATGTATTGTGAAGCCTATCAACCCTAATTGTTTATTATGAGTAATGAAATACCAACCGAGGGTGGAACTTACATTCTCGATCCAAAAACTGGCAAATCTGAGCTAGTTCAACAAACTGTAAATGCAGAACTCCCTACAGAGGTAAAAAAAGATGGCACTACTGACAAGAAAAAGAGTAATTCTAGTCGAAGCTGAAAGCAGCTACGGAGCAGACCCTGGTATGGCAGCATCGACTGTTGTGCTAGTAACCGATTTAAGCATCACACCTCAATCAAGTGATGTTGTTAACAGAGATGTGGTTAGACCTTTCTTAGGGTCTTCTGAGCAACTTCTTGCAAATACAAGAGTTGAATGTACGTTCTCTGTTGAACTTGCTGGTAGTGGGACAGCAGGGCAAGCTCCTAGATATGGAGATGCCTTGAAAGCTTGCGGCCTTAGTGAAGTTATCGTTTCAAATACAAGTGTTACTTATGCACCTGTATCAAGCAGCTTTAGTTCTATAACAATTCACTACAACATAGATGGTGTAAGACATATTGTCTCAGGCTGTCGAGGAAACGTGACATTATCAGCAGAAGTAGGTTCGATTCCAACGCTTGATTTCACTTTTACTGGAATATACGCAACTCCAACTGACTCAGCTTTACCAACAATTTCTTACGGAGCGCAATCGACTCCATTAATCTTTAAAAATGGTAATACTACTAATTTCCAATTGTATTCATATGCTGGGGCTTTACAAAGTTTAAGTATGGATTTAGGAAATTCCATCGTTTATCGTGAACTTGTTGGAGGAACAAAAGAAGTTCTGCTTACTGATAGAGCAGCTACTGGTTCTGTAACTATGGAAGCTCCAACACTTGCACAAAAAGATTATTTTAGTGCTGCTTTGGCAGATGCTACTTTAGGTAACTTGCAAGTAACACATGGAACAGCGGCAGGAAATATTGTTCAATTGACAAGTAGTAGGGTTGACGTTGGTGATGTGGCCTATGGTGAAATGGATGGCGTTGCAATGCTTGAAATTCCATATACATTAGTTCCAAGTGCAAGCGGAAATGAACTAAGCCTGATATATACTTAACTTTTTATGAATTAAGGGTTAAAGTGTAGAAGTATATTTATTTCTACACTTTATGACTTTTGTAAGGAAAAAGAACAAAACATTTAAATGGCCTGTTGTTGTTCGTGAACCTAGTGAAACTGATGCTGGGGTTTATGAAGAGAATGAGTTTATTGCTATTTTTAAAAGATTAAAAGTTAGCGAGTATCAAAAGGCCGCAGAAAACAAAACAGAATTTGAAATGTTAAAGATGATGCTTGTCGGCTGGGAAAATATGAAAGAAGAAGATGGTCAAGATATCCCTTTTAACAATCAAAATTTAAAAGAGATGATGGAAGACGCTTATTGGTTAAAAGCAGTATCTCAGTCATACACTAAATCTTTAGTTGATGAAAAAGTAAAAAACTAAAAGAGGCAGTTCTTTATTGGTTGGATGGTGGTAAGCAAGTAATTGATCAAACTAGTGAAGATGCAAAAGCATTCGGTTTAGAATTGCCAAAGGAAGAAGAAAAGAAAGAAATAGATTACGAAGTCTTTGAAGATAATTGGGATGCTGTTATGATCTTTTGTAATATGCAGACACAATGGAGTACTTCTTTCGGAGGTTTTGTAGGATTAAAGTATGAAGTTCTTTTAATGCAGGGTGGTATGTTTGACCTTTACAATATTATAGATAGACGTAAAATCTTAGAAGAGCTACAAATTATGGAACATACAGCTTTGAAAGAATTTAATAAGGAAAAAAAATAAATGGCTGCACAGACATCACAGATTAATATTGCTTTTTTAACTAAAGGTGATGGTGAAGTAGCAAAAGCTTTCAAGAGGCTTCGTGGGGAAACTGTAAGGCTTAATAGGGATTTTCAAACGTTATCGAGAAAATCCATAGCAGAAGTAAAAAGAGAATTTGAAAAATTAGGGAATGGTGCTAGAAACAGTATCAATGCAATGCAAGCGCAAAGGAATGCTCTTAGTGGTTTGCGTAATATGGCTGATGTTACAGGTCTTGAATTTAAACAATTAACTGCTGATATTGCACGGTTAGATGCTCAGATGCGGAGGGCTAGTACTGGAGCGACAGGTTTCAAAGGTAGGTTAGGTGGTATAGCAAAAGGAGTAGGAGCAGTTGCTGCTGGTGGTATTTTTGGAGGCCCAGAAGGTGCAATAGGCGCTGGTCTTGGTTTCGCATTTGGTGGGCCTACTGGTGCTATCGTTGGCGCTGGTCTTGGTACTGTAGCAAAGCAAGCTAGAGAAAGTTTAGGTGAAATAGCTTCATTCTCTGCTGAATTAAGTTTGCAAAGAAAGGCTTTAAAATTAGTTATTGATGATACAGATAAGTACGCTAAATCACAACGATTTTTGGCAACTACGTCAAGGCAATTAGCAATACCGCAAAGTGTAATAACAAGACAGTTTACATCTTTAACAGCATCTGTTATTGGTGCTGGGATGTCAGTAAGTGACGCAGAGACAGCATTTGAGGCAATAGCGGCTGGTATTAGAGGTACTGGTGGATCGTTAGAAGATATGAAGTCGGCCATGAGAGCAGTCTCTCAGGTGTTTTCAAAAGGTAAAGTGTCGGCCGAAGAACTCAGACAACAACTCGGTGAACGCTTACCTGGTGCATTTACTTTATTTGCGGATTCTATGGATAAGACTCCAGCAGAATTAGATAAAGCATTAGAGCAGGGAAAAGTAACACTTGAAGATTTTATGGGTTTTGCAAATCTTTTGTTTAATAAATATGGAGAGAATGCAAAGATTCTTGCTCAAGGGCCAGAAGCTGCTGGAGACAGGTTAAAAACTTCCTTAGAGGAATTGAATGATGATTTAGGTAGTTTATTAAGACCTATAGGTATGCAGTTCCAAACTTTGGCTGATGATATTGTTAGGCAGTTTGGAAGGATTGTAAAAGAAATAAGAAAGATGGTAGATGGAATAGCTCAAGAAAGGAAATTATTAGACTTATTGTCTCTTACTAAAAATGAGAGACAGAAAATAAATACAAAAGCGAAAGATGAGGCAGTTAAATTAATTGAGGGGACAATTTTAACTAAAGAAGATGTTGATAGAATCGCCGAATATATGAGAAAAAATAATTTAAATACATTTGGGTTTAGAGAAAGAAAAATACAAGAAATGTATGAAAATGTTGGTAAAACATTTGGGGAACTTAACAGTTTCCAAAATGATATGTTTTTCAGATATGCATTAGCAAGGGGGCAAAATTTATCAGATTTAACGAC